GGTGGGCCGGGCCTTACGCGTTAAAGAGGGTAAGCGTAACCCACCTATAATTGACTTCGTGGATCCACAGGGCTGGTTCCACTCCCAGAGTGAGGCGCGCATTAGAATAGCCACTGATACATACGGCGGTGATCACGTCACTGTATTCACTATTTGACACTAGCGCTGTCCTAACATGCCCATGCTCTGCGAGCCTTGCATAAGCGCTTGTTAGGTGTCTTGCGACAGTCTATATCGTGCATATCCGCCTGGCCTGCGCTACGCGCACAGAAGCTCTTACGGCGGGCCGCATCTACCTTATTCTTGGGATTAGGAGCAGGGGGCTTCAGGTTAGAGCCAGTAGCGCGATTGTAATCAGCGCGGCCCTTAGCTGTTAGCCCTCCGTCCGGATCCTTGTGCTCTTTTTTAAAGGTAAAGCTCTTTTTCTTAGCCATAGTTAATGCTCGTCTAGTTTCATCATCATCATACTCAACGTAATTGGTTAATAGTAGGTGTTAAGTACCTAGGCAATTAATTACATACATGACAGAGATTTATTTCTGGGAGACTATCAATAACTATAAAGAATAAACAAAACTTCAAAACCATGCTACAAATCATCTCAGGATATAAATTAGAAGGATTATCAATTGCTTCTATTGGAATGTGTCAGTCCTTAGAGGCAATCGATGCCCTAGTATCTGACTTCATAAGTAGAAGCGACTACCCAGTAGTGTCTAATGTTTTGGATTTTTTTACCTACTGGCAATTAGAGGAAACAAAACTATGTCAAATCTTAAAACACTGGCGACTTAGCAGTACATCGATTAAAATAGCATTCTGGGTAATTAAAAAGGACTTGCTTAGTGGACTATTCCTTTTTTATCAATTATTAGAAGGGTACAGCAAAGAAGCTAGAATACACACAACTTCTATTGAACTTGTCGATTTTCTACTAGAATACTGGCCAAGTAATCAGATTACTTTGATTAAAGAATCAAGAGTATTAAATAAAGACCTCGCTCAAAGAATTAGAAATCAAGGACTAGATATATTAAGATGAACCTCCAGCTCATAACTGGCTCATAACTGGCTCATAACTGACTCATAACGAAAAGAATTGACTTTAAACCTTATTAGGAATTGAAACAAAATATGGAAAAATACACTTTGATTAAAATAAAACAGGATGGAAGTGCTAAAACTTTCATCTATAAACCAACTGACACAGAACCCACTAAAAAAGAACTTAAGGATAAATTAATAGAAATCTTAATGATACTTAAAACACTGACGGCAGAAAAGATAAATTTAATTTATTTTCTTATTAAAACTATCGACAAATAACTTTAATTGTGGTAAAGTAATATAGAACACCTAGAAAGGTTAAAGTAAAATTATGAAAATAAAATCTATGACTCTGATCTTGAATTTACTCTTAATTTCTGCGTGGGGATTTATGTTAATCACTAAAGGGTTGTTTTACACCTTGTCTTTTGGTTTTTATGTTTATGTTTGCAATAAGCTTTTTGAAAAGTATTTACTTATTATTTGGACTACTCTTAGAGAGGATGTTCCTTATGGATGGAAGCAATTTTTTGAGTGTTTTCGTTTATGGCAAAGCTTAATAGTTGAAAGAAAACACATAAATTTTTACAAGGGAATGTTTTTTTGGTTTCTTAGTGATAAGCAATGGTATCTTGGCAATGAATAAACATTAAAACTTTATATGTAAAATTAATCGGAGTCACAATATGTTTTATGTAGAACTGTTAAATCCTTGCTATTCTCACTCTTCTATTGAAGACAGTCAGTCAGAAGAACCTGTTGAAAACTATCCTCAACAAAATCAAGGACTTCTCAGTGATATTAATAACAACCGTCAAACTCAAAAAGGATTAGAAGGTTATTTACAAACCTTTCTAAATATTTGGAATCGAAAATTAGAGCCTGATGGTGAATTTAGTTGGCAGGTTATTCGTTTTCAGTTTAAAGAAACAAAAAGTTTTATGTTAGCTATTGTTTTCTCTACACAAGAGTACGGAGAAAAACCTCAACCCGTTTCTGAATTAGAACAAAAGCAACGAATAGAATCTCTTAATCAACTAATAAAACAGAAAAATGATTTAGTTTGTTCAGTTTCTGATACAGAAATTATTATTATCAAGCGCAATGAACAAAAACTCTGGACTTGTGGTATGGCGCGTAAAGACGCAGGAGAAGCAATGCTTCAACTTCTTAATTTGCAAGAATCTCAAAAGAATCAAGAAAATCAATATGCTTGACAAGCATTAAAAATTGTAGTAAGATAAATTTAGGTAAGGGTTAGTGGCCGAGTAGTCGAAGGCAACAGACTGTAAATCTGTAGAGTAATTCCACGCTGGTGCAAATCCAGCCTAACCCACTAAAAATAATAACCATAGGAGTAAATCAATGGACGAAACAATTACAGTTTATGTCACAAAATACGCTTTGACAAGTGGCATTATAAAGTGCAGTGGAAAAATCTGCCATGGGGTATTTTCCCCGGATAATCCCCGTAAATTTAATATGTTAATGCTAGACGGATTTACCTCAAAAGAGTATGTGCTAACGGAAACAGAAGCTCAAAAAGTCTTTGAAGAAAAGAGACTTAAAGCAATTAAACAAACTGAAAGAAAACTTGAAAAACTGAAGAATCTAAAAATGCGACTCAATGAGTATTAAATGAATTTATTAACTCGTGACTGGTGGCATAATTTAATAGGTACTAGAGACGGGAATTGAACCCGCAAAACTTAATTAAATCTACTCCTGACGAAACGCCCTTCCCTCACTCAATCTTTGCCAAGTTCGGTGGATTAGCAAATTTCAGTTTTGAAACAAAAAACAAAGGTATTTTTTGCATTAAGTCCCTTTTCGGTTGAAGGCTACGTTTCAGCCTTTAGCTACCAAACTACCCTAGCACTTCAATTATATCAGAGACTTCTAAAATTGTCAATCCTTGCATGACTACTTATGTTCTTTATTATTATTCATGGTCTGAGTGGCTCAGGTAAGACTGAAGCCTCTAAGTGTTTATCTGAGTTACTGGGGGTTGAGGAGATCCATCCTATAGCTCCGTGGAAGTGCTTCACAGAGAAATATTATGAATTGCCAGAGGGGGCCCTCGATACAACAGAATACAAGGAGTATACGCCCAATGGTATGAATATAACCATGAATCAGTTCATGGTTAATCTCTATCACTTCATGAGAGAGAATGACCCCTACTTCTCTAGTCGTATGATGCGGACTGAGATACGGCGCCATATCAGCAAGGGTATACCTACTGTTCTATTGTCCCTACGCAACCTGGAGGAGGTAGAGGTAATAGAGAGTATGCTATCTACATTGATTAATAGATGTTGTATAGTAATCAATATAAGCCGCTCGTCTGAGCAGGTACTGAGTAGTGATGTTAACTATCAGGCTATTAAAGACCGTCTGGCTCGCCTTAATGGAGCAGGCGTTCATTATATAGACATAGTTAATAACTACCGCAGAGTATCAGACTTGAAGAAGGCACTAGAGAGATTGCTTAAAATCTATGTCAATACTAGATAATAGACCGTGGTACTACGTTATATATAAGGGCCCCGATTCTTATATAGGTGTGACTGATTATCTCGCGGCCGTGGCGCATGATAGACAGTCTAGTCTAAGTTTTATGACGCAGCAGAGTAGATTACTCAATTACCTGAAGAAGGGCCGCGCAGATTATAAGACTAGTATCCGCCTAGCCCGCGCTATTAGGCCCGCCAGTGTAGCAGGTTATGGTAACTATCTAGTAAGACAGAAGGGACACCTATCAGTTATTGAGCGGTGTGATGTTAGTACTCCTCATAGTCATAAGCATTTAAAGTCCGCGCGGGCCGAGTTGATTATATATCTCGAATGCGAGATGAACCGATGGAGTAAAACAATTAGGACTATACGGAGATTAGATGCAGATAACGTTCAACGGCCCCTATCAGATGCTGCTGGGTCCAGCAGGGAGTGGTAAGACAACATACATACAGAGTTTGAATAGAGCCCTCATCACTAGTAGTACTGGCGTGAGCGCTATTAATGCGGGCGGTACTACTATTCACGCGGCCCTCCAGTTCTTCGACACTACTAGTCTATTACGCTCCGCTTCCAGTGGAAAGTTGACTACTCAGCTACAGGCTATATCTAATGCATTTGATACTCTAGTCATAGACGAGATCAGTATGTTACATGGCCCGCAACTAACTATTATCCATCACGTAATGGAGAAGAGTAATATAAATATGAATCTCCTACTCGTGGGAGACTTCTGTCAGTTACCACTAGTACCAGATAAAAAGGTCACTAGCACGCCAGTCTATCAAACAGACTGCTTGCAGAGTTTTGATATACAGTACTTACGAGAGGTCAGGCGCCAGAGTGACCCCGGCTTTATACAGGCGCTGACTAGCGTAAGAGAAGGGCGACCTCACGAAGCAGTAGATTGGTTCATAGATAATGTAGAGTTTGTCAATCAGCTCGAAGATAACTACGCGGGTACTACTATCCTGCCTACTAATGATAGTGTAGATAGATATAACGCCCTGCACCTAGCGCGACTAGAAGGGCCTAGTCGTCTCTACACTAAGAACTACGTTATACCGAAGGAGGGTAGGGCCGCTCCTGAGTGGGGCCAAATACCTGAATCAGTAGAGCTAAGGAAGGGCGCGCGCGTTATTCTACTCCGTAATAGACTACCTACATACGCTAATGGTGATATCGCTATAGTCAAAGAGCTAATGACTAACACTATACTGGTGACAGTAGAACGTACTGGTCAGGAGACTATTATTGAATACGTGACACGAGATAATAAAGAGCTCGGCACTAACAAACTATTGGGTCGCTGTCACTACTTACCCGTTAGACTGGGTTATGCCCTCACTGTTCATCGTAGTCAGGGACTCACGCTTAATAACGTACAGGCTCGTCTCAGTAATTTACGTTGGCTCAGCGGGGGCCTCTATACTATTCTTAGTCGTGTACGTCACTATAGTGGCCTCCGCCTGATAGGTACACGATCCGCCTTCTGTGATAGTTGCTATATAGAGCCCTCTATCCTTAAATTCTATAATCAGTTAGGTACTAAATCATAATGTTCGATTTACTTAGATACTTGCGGGGGCGTATATCTGACTTCCGCGAACCATATCAATCTCGTACGGCTCTTGGCGACGAGATCTTCTGCTGGTTTCATGGCACCCGCCGTCTCGCGTGTGTTAAATGGATTAAGGGTGGTTATTGTATTATCCCTAACTACCACCCTAACTTGCTTAGCATCTTATCTACATTCAAGTCGGCTCAACAATACAATAACGAGGAGGCACCTGATGCTGTATACGAGGCCTACAGAAACCTATTTGATAACAATAGGTGAACTATTGTGAGGTAGAACCTTTTATCTATTATTAGTGGCCCCCCTGCCAAAGTGTAGGGGGGTTCTATTGTCTGTAGCCCCAGTCCATTGCATGGCACTAACCAAAGAATCTGAGTTATAAACATTTAAACCTAATTGTTAATCTAAGGGAAAGATAAAATGCACCAAAATATAAGCACCGATGAAGCAATCAAGCTACTCAAAGAGGATGATAATGCTGATTGGTCATGGTCGGGCGCTGAGGCTTTAGTTGAGTATCTAGAAGATTTAGAGGATAGCCTTGGTGAATCTATCGCGTTTGATAGAGTCGCTATCCGGTGCGAGTATTCAGAATACTCTAGCGCACTAGAAGCGGCCGAACATTACGGCTTTATACCAGAAGATGATGAGGATGAGGATGATGTAGAGTCATCTGCTATTACTTATCTAGAAGACAGAACAACAGTAATTAAATTTGAGGGGGGCGTTATTATTCAACAATTTTAATTAATTAGTTAGATATAAAGTATCTTAACGAGTATTCCTTTGCTTAGTTTATTCTTATTGATGGTAAGAATAATTAGTTATACTGTTATTCCAGTTGTCTTGAAATAACAGTATGTGGTACAACATATTGTCGCCTATACGGAAGGTATAAATGCTTACTGAATTTTTGCATGATTGGGTCAAATCTGAGCCTCAGATTTGTGGGTATGGGTTGGGTACTTTTCGGAATACCTTTTTTATCGAATTATCTTGGGGTGATTGGATTTCTATCTCTACCTCTGGTCCTAATCCCTTTTTGTTAGATAGAGGGTCGCTTGCTAAGTTGATCTATTTTTTCCAAATGCGTCTGGATAGCTTTGGCTATGGTTGGGTTATTCAACGATTACCTAATAGTTATACTGTGACAGTTACTGTGAACCCCAATATTTACGAGACTTCACGTTGTTTTGTCTCTCGACAAGAGTCTCTCATTGAGGCTTTGCTAGAGGTGTATTTAAAGGTGGTTGCTTATAAGAAAAAGTCGTTTTACGTCCAGTAAAAGAGGAGGCATCTGATGAAAGAGATTAAT